CGTTTGGTCACAGTGTTTTCTATGTCGAGTGTCAGTTTCATTTACTCTCCTATAAATCGTTAGGATGCCAATCATCCCAGTCTTCATCTATTGTGTCGTTATCTACGTTATAATGCTCATCAAGCTCTTTGTCAAACCTTTTATTGTGTGCATACAAACTTAATGCATGTTCAACTTCATCAATGCTTAGTCCTAATCTCTTAACAAAAGTGTTTAATCTTATTTCGTCAAACATATCCTTATGTGTCATGTAGTGTTCCTCCTCTTAGCTTTGCATAGAACGCTCCCTCTGTGCTATTCAAAGAGGTTACTAAATCTAATAGTTGTTGATACGATATGTAAATAATCTGATGTTCATTTAGATTAGGTTCAAACTGTCTTAAATAAACAGTGTCATCCTCACCTATCACCATCTCTACATCCTCAAATCTATCAGTCTCATCTAATGATGTAACTATTGAGGCATCTTTTTCAAACTCGACTGTGTACATGTGTTAGCCTCCTCTCTTTCTTTGGCACGTTGTCTTTCTTCCTGTGTCATGTGCCTAATTTCTTTTGAAATACCTTTACGTTTATCAATAAACCATTCTTTTAATTCACCCATTGACCTACATGATTTTTTTGGACAGGACGTGTGCTTAGTTGTGTCAAAGTATTCCTTACACAAATGGCATTTTACTTCTTTATATCTTCTCATGCCTGTCTCCTAGAACATTGGGTTCATCATGCTGAATGTCTCATACCATGATGCCCCTTCTAATACTAACCACATACCCACAGGTACACCTAGTATAAATAATATACATACTAGGAACGCCCATCCTAATCCTTTTGTTGTACAGTACTGTTCGCTCATCTGTTGTACACCAGTAATGCTTTCCATGAGTCAGGAAACAATGTACCCATGTCCATACTAATTGAGTTAGCAACTAACCGTGTCTCTTCTTGTGTATCCTCGCTCTGTCTAAGTTTACACATATCTGACCAAGCATCCAAGCTACCAGACCAGTACCACTCTGTCATTAAGGACAACGGCAGTGTCATACGTGCTTGCTCTGGTGCAATGCCATCATCAATAAGTTTCTTATAGGTTTTACGATACCATACTGCGTTCTTAGCCAGTGTACTAATAGTCTTGTATCCCAATGTAATTTCACCTGAACTTCCCTGCTTCTTATCTTTGCTGCGTTTTCTCCATGTGGTAGGCTCATAAAACTCAGGCTCATGGTCAACGTAACGTCTACTAACTTCATTCCAACGTAGGAACTTATGCTTGACTAACTGCCTAGCCACAAACACAGGAGCTTTGACATGAAACGTAGCAAAGCAATGACCAAAGGGTGACATGTGTTTATGTCTTGCAAGATATGATATAAGAATACTATCAGTTACTGTAAGTTTATTATCTTCATCCCAATCACTCTTCTTGTTGAAGCTAACACGTGCAGCATTTACCACAGTAAGATCACTGCCCATGCTATCTATTAAAGTTACATCAATCATTTATGCTCTCCACTATTTGTATTGCTTCCTCGTGTGTTAGTCTAAACCATTCACCATTGTCAGGTTTATTCCAAGGCGGTTTTGTTTTAGTTGCAGCAAGCACATGTGCCTTTTGCTCTGCTTTATGTCTGTCCTCAAAGTATACTGAGTGTATCAATTTGTAGTTACGCAGAGGTGAACTTGTTTGATACCCTTTCAGTCTGTCTTTTGCATCAACAGCCATACCAATCTTAACCCACTCAGGCCATGCATCATTTGATATAACATATAAATGACCCGACCTTTCTTTGTCATATAAAGCTTTAACAAATTCACCCATGTCTTGAGTAGACATACCACTAAACATTTTATCAGAGATGTCTACCTCTATCATACTGTATACCTCGCTGTTTTGTATTCCAATTCACAGTGAACAACTCCATGCCATCCACTCAGTTTATTCTTGACCACGTTTAGGTGACGTTGTGTATCCTCTTCCTCTTGACCATCAACCACTGGGTTCTTAGCAATCAATACCATTAGGTCTGCCTCTGCTGCTTTACCAGTGCGTGAACCTTCCATCATACTCTGATTGAGTAGAACCTTACCCTCTGCCTCTGCTGATAGCTGAGACATGTAAAAGATAGCACAGTTATGAGACTTAGCAATCTGTCGGGCATAGATAGCATTAGCTTTCAGTGCCTCGTCAGGTCTAGCAAAGCCACCAGTCCTTGCAAACTTATCGCCCATGTCAAGTATTACAATGTCAGGCTTGTACGATTTGCATACGGACTCAACCCATGCCATGTCACGATCACTCGCATCCTTGATCTTGATATGTTTCTTTACCGCCTCGTAAGCGTCACGTGCTCTTGCAGGATTGTTCTTGACCTCTTGCATTGTCATACCTGTAGCTGCTGTAAGATATCTTGCGCCAACACGATGTGATGCTTCTTCATTACACAGTATGACACACTTAGCACCTTGATGTGCAAACCCATTCGGACCTGCAATCAGTGACGCATGAAAGGATGTTTTACCTGTGTTAGGTCTAGCACCCACCTCAATCAAGTGACCTGCATTGACACCTTCTACCTTACGTGTAAGGCTAGGTATGTTAAAAGACCACTGAGATTCAAGATCATTCATGTTGAGCAATGTATCAATCTCAATGTCATCCCAATCAATGTTTAGATCAGGAGTAAAGTCATCTGCATATTTCTCCAGTAGACTACGTAGAGGCTCAAGACTATTCTTATCACCATTAACATAGTCAAAGCCAAGGTTAGCAATGTCCTCACCTACTACCTGTTGGAACAGCTTAGACAGCACCTCTTGTGCTACGTCACCACCCATAGGTGACTCCTTCTTTACCTGATTGAACAGTGAACTATAAGCCTGTTTCTGTGCCGTAGTAAGTGTTGGATTGTTAGACATGAACAGTGCCTCAATCTCGTCTGGTGTAACGGTGCGTTCATAACGATCCATAGCCCTGTCAATTGACTGCTTGATCTTACGAACATCCTTACTGAATAATCTGTCAGGACATTTAGCACCACGATGGGAATCGTAGAACTCTTTGTCCATTAGACTTCTTATTAATGATAATTCCATTATGTATCTCCTAGTGTGTTTAAGTTTTCTATGTCGGTAGGATTACGATATTTCAGATCATCTGTCAAGCGTAATACTTTTATTCTGTTTGCGTAGCCACGTAATTCTTTTGCAAATTGCAGCGTCTTTGGTAATGCGTCAGGGTCTAACGCAACTACAATCGTATCGAACTGTGATAAGTACTTCTTATGTACCTCAGAGAGTGACGTACCCAACACTGCTACCCCGACATATACATCACCCTCTGAGCATCCAGAACCGCCTGTCGCACCCACAATAGCTGCACTCACACAGTCCTCAACGACTACTCCAGTTTTACCACATCCAAATACGTATGGCAAGGAGTTTTTTCCATATCTTTTCCATTTAGGTAACTTTTTTCCTAGTGCTCTGCCTGTTGCATCCACCATGATGTTGTTATGTATCACAGGAAATACCACACGGTGCTCCCTTACATCATACAATAAACCTAAGTCACCTGCATCTATCTCCCACTGATCACAGAAGTCAGCGATAGATTTATGATCCTTAACAATCCATTCAGGTTTCTGAAATGGTACTGCCTCTGTCTCTTGCGCTGCACTACCCAGTGAGCTACGTATGTCATCAGTAGTCAGACGAACACGTGACCCACCAGATACTTTGCAACCTGCCTTGTAACAATTCCACATAAGCTGACCCATGTTGTTAGTGGCTGTAAATGTTTTGATACCACCACACACAGGACAGTTGGTACGTTTAGTATCACCATTACTAATGTCCATATCACTTATGTATTGTTTTATATTAATCATGTATATCACTTTCAATGTTACTCGTTACACTCGATTGTACATAAGTATCACGCTGTGTCAAGGCATTATTTGCAGAGTCATACGTATGTTTCATGTATGGTCGCACAGAAGACACATGTGTGTGTCCTGTTACTGCCATAATCTGTGGCAATGGCACACC